CCACTTTTTAGGGGACGGCTTCGCCGATCCCCGACAAAGTGGAAGGCAAGCGAAGCGCGGCAGAAAAGCACTAATACTACTTGATATATTAGTGCTAATTGACACTAGGTTAAAAAAACCAGTGTAAATGAGTAAAATAGGACACGAAGGCACGACAAGGACGACTACACGAATAACACAAAAAAAACGACCTAGAGTCAATTAAAAACACAAAAAAAACAAAAACATGCCACTACCAATAGCATTAGCAGCAATAGGCGCATCAGTAGCAAAAGCAGCAACAGCAGCAAAATTAGCATCAGCAATACCATCACTTATATCAGCTGGATCATCAGCAGCAAACGCAATATCACAAGGGGCAACAAACAGAAAAACACGTGAGTGGAACGAAGCACAATATAAAAAACAACGAGAGGACGCATTAGCGGACTGGGCAAGAACAAATGAGTATAATGCACCATTACAACAAATGGCACGCTTAAAAGAAGCCGGACTATCCCCCCACCTTATTTATGGTGGCGGTGCAAACTCAATATCACAACCCGTACGATCTACAGACACAAAATCATGGTCACCAAATGCACCACAAATTGACGGATCACAAATAGTATCCCAATACTTTGGGGTACAACAACAACAAAATGCATTAGAAATACAAAAAGAACAAATAACAGGACTAAAATTAGACAACCAATATAAGGAACAAACATTACCAGACAGAACACAAACACCAGGTTTAACTAATGCACAAATAAATATAAAAATAGACAACATCATGGAGGACACCAGGATGAACAGATTAAAGCAATCACTTCAAGCAGGAGAATATGACAAATTACAACAAGAAGTAAAACAACTTGTAATTAATAATCAATATAATGCATTAAATCAGCAATCTAAACTTGCTTTAAACGGATTTATGCAAGAACAAATACAAGCTATAACAGCAGGACAGATAAATAGAAATAATATGTCCCAAATTGAAGCAAAATGGAAATCACAAATAGATCAATATGTAGGCCCAGCATCTGGACTTACACAATCAATTATAAAAATTTTATTAACAGCAATGGTTAAATAATAAAAAAATTACATAAATTACAATTAAATCACCAAAAATTAACTACATGGCTTACAGAAAACGTAGCAAAAGCTACAAAAAAAGAGGAACTTACTCTAAAGGAAAGAGCAAAAAACTACGCACGTACTATGTTAGTCGTGGCGGAATTCGTCTTTAATTCAAAAACTTATCAACAAAAAACCAACAAAAATGGGAAAAAACATTTTCAACTCGGTACAATTAGAAAAACCGAAAAAAAACGTCTTCGATCTTAGTCATGACGTAAAAATGTCCATGAAAATGGGCAATTTAACACCAGTATTAGTAACAGAATGTGTACCCGGCGACAGCTTTCAAATAGGCTGCGATAGTCTTATAAGATTCGCCCCTATGGTCGCACCGGTCATGCATCGCATGGACGTATCAGTACACTATTTCTTTGTACCAAACAGAATATTATGGGATAACTGGGAAAAATTCATAGTAGATGCAAATACACAACACGTATTACCATTTATAAGTTCACAATATCTTGAACCACAATATGCAGCTTCAACTGGATCATCTGCAAAAAATGCTGATTATCTAGGAGTACCCACACCAGCAAACGGTTCAACAAGTGTAAATATTAACATGTTACCATTTGCAGCATATCAAGCAATATATAATGAATACTATAGAGATGAAAATTTAATTCCAGAAGTAGATTATAAACTAACTGATGGAGATAACTCTCCAACATTTGCAAGATTAAAAGAATTATGTGAAATTAGACAACGAGCATGGGAACATGATTATTTTACAGCATCACTACCCTTTGCACAAAAAGGTTCTGCAGTAGATATCCCCATTGGTTCAATAGATAATGACGTTGCAGTAAATTGGAACTCATTAGAAAACGCACATACAGCAGTAACATATGATGGAACAAATTCTCAAACAATAGGATCATCAGCAGGAGTATCAACATCAGGAACACCTGAAATGATAGCAAAAACATCAGATATAGATATACAACCAACAACAATAAATGACTTACGTAGAGCATTTAGATTACAAGAATGGTTAGAAAAAAACGCTAGAGGCGGTACAAGATACATTGAAAACATATTAATGCATTTCGGTGTAAGGTCATCTGACAAAAGATTACAAAGACCAGAATATATTACAGGTTTAAAAACCCCTGTTATTATATCAGAAGTATTAAATACATCAGCAACAACAACTGAACCACAAGGAAACATGGCAGGTCATGGAGTAGCAGTATCAACAGGAAAATATGGCAATTATTTTTGCGAAGAACATGGATACATTATCGGTATTATGTCCGTAATGCCACAACCTGCATATCAACAAGGAATACCAAAAACATATTTAAAAACAGATCCATTAGATTTCTTTTGGCCATCATTCGCCCATATTGGCGAACAACCAGTACAAAATAATGAGCTTTATGCATATACAGCAACAGGTGAAGATACATTCGGATACGTTCCACGTTATGCCGAATATAAATATCAAGCTTCACGCGTAGCAGCAGATTTCAGAAATTTATTAGATTATTGGCATTTAGGTAGAAAATTTGCAACACAACCTGCATTAAATAAAGCATTCATAGAATGTACACCAGAACAAGTCGAAAGAATTTTCGCAGTACAGGACGGAGAGGACAACTTATACTGTCAAATAATGCATAAAATAAAAGCAGTAAGGCCAATGCCTAAGTTCGGAACACCAAACTTCTAACATGTCAACAAGATGTATAACACCCTACTACAAAAAAATGGAAATAGTGAATGGAGTCACAATGGGCTTCATTCCATTTCCATGTGGGAAATGCCCACCCTGTCAAAAGAGAAGGATCTCGGGGTGGAGTTTTCGATTAACAAAACATGGCCAAGTAAGCAACACATCACAATTCGTTACCTTAACATACGACGAATCAAACGTGCCAATATCAGAAAACGGATTACAAACATTACGTAAAACAGATTTACAAAAATTTTTCAAACGATTAAGAAAATTAACTCATGAAAAAATATCTTACTACGCAGTGGGCGAATATGGAGATAAAACGCAACGCCCACATTATCATATTATCCTTTTTAATGGTAATTGTAACAATGTTGAGAGCGCTTGGAATCTTAATAATACTACTATCGGTCATTGCCATTTTGGCGATGTTAACGATGCTAGTATTGGGTATACTTTAAAATATATATCAAAAGAAAAACAAATACCCATGTTCCAACAAGATGATAGACAAAAAGAATTTTCTATTATGTCAAAAGGACTAGGAAAATCTTATCTTACACCACAAGCCATTAAATGGCATAAAAATAAATTAGAGGAACGAATGTATCTTCCATTACCAGGTGGAAAAAAGGCATCAATGCCAAGATACTACAAAGACAAAATGTATAAAGACGGCGAAAAATTCATGATTTCAATACATATGAAACAATTAGCCGAAAAACAAACAGACGACTTATTAAAGGAGATTGGAATCGAAAATTTCGATTTTCATATAGTACAAAGACATTTAAATCAATTTCGTAGAAACAAAAAACAATCATTACAAAGACAAAAACTATGAGAACAATTAAAAACAGCGGTAACGCACAAGATTTTCCATACAATGGAGAAGTCAACAATTTACCATCAGAAACAGTACCAGATCAAACAATGACAATGCGTGAGATATTAACACGATACGCAAAAGGTCTCCCAATTGATGGAGCAAAAACTCCATTATGGGAAGATGGCGAAGGATTCGCAAAAGATCCAGACACACTAGATTTAGCGGAACGCGAAGAACTTGCAACACAAGCAAGAGAAGAATTACAACAAATTAACGAAAGAATCAAAGCATCACAACAAAAAAGGGATGCAAAAAACAAAAACAAAATCACCGACGTAGTCGATGAAAACCAAGAGTAAAACGTAAAAACTCTAAAAAACACCACTTTTTAGGGGACGGCTTTGCCGATCCCCGACAAAGTGGAAGGCAAGCGAAGCGCGGCAGAAAAGCACTAATACTACTTGATATATTAGTGCTAATTGACACTAGGTTAAAAAAACCAGTGTAAATGAG